CGAATATTACGTCCCCCTTAAAGGGTTAAAGAATACATCAGAAGAAGAAAACGTGTGGGATTATGCCGGGAAAACCGGAGGCGATGGAGCCTGGAAATTAATGAAGTCTGGGGGCCGAAAGAGCTTGGCAAATAACCCATTGCAACACATGGTAGAGCAAGCCGGGATGGCCATTGTTCAGGGAGAGGCTAACAAGACGAAACAGTACATGTATCGGCTTTTAAAAGATAACCCCTATCAGGATTTGGCACATATCCAAAAAACTTATTTTGTAGAGACAGGAAAAATAAAAGAGGACGGAAAAAAGGAATATTATATTGAATATGAGCGGCCCGAGCAAAAACTGTTTGACGAAAAGAAGGTCAAGACAAGGTATAACTCCCGAAGAATGTCATTAAACAAAGCCCAAGACCTGGAACATAATGTTGATGTTTGGGTGAATGGGGAGTTAATAATTATGCGCTTTGAAAACCCGGACGTGGCCAATGCCATTAATAAAAAGAAACTGGCGACCACCGATAAGATTGATATTAAGTGGGTTCGTAACACAATCGAAGGTTTTGGCTGGGGAACCCGGCAGTTGGTCCAAAACTTTACAGCCAAAAACCCGGCGTTTATTATTCCAAACACCCAGCGAGACGTAATGTATGCCGCTTTAGCCCATGCCATTAAACCGGATGGTGATGTAACGACGTTTGTTAAAAGGCTGAAAACATCAAATGCAGCAATGACAGCCTACAACAAGTGGGAAAAAGCGGAAAGTGAGTTAGATAGAGCTGAAACTCCGGAAGCCAGAGAACAAGCAGAGAACAATCTTAGGGAAATAGAGAACAATACCGTTGAATTAGAAATAAAAGGCCCAGATGGGAAGAGAACATCTAAAACAGTCCCTATATACAAGTTAATGAATGACTTCAAAGAGAATGGAGGAGAAACCGGCTTTGTTCACATGAAAGAATTAGACAAAGTTCAAAAAGACATTGAACAAGAGCTAAAGAAGGCAGGAAGAGTTGCTAATTCCACTGGGGTAAATGAGGTGTTTTTTAATGCAGAGGGGCAAAACAGGTTCTTTGAAGGTGTTGGAGAATCCTTAGAGGCAATGGCCAAAAGGAGCGAAAATTTGGCTCGTCTTGCCACCTATATAACATCTTTGGAGATGGGAAAAGCCCCGGCAGATGCAGCCACAGACGCTAAAAACACGGGAGCCAATTTCAACCGTAAAGGGGAAATGTCTCCTATGGTCGGGAATTTTATCGGATTTTCCAACGCAGCCATACAGGGTTTTGAGAATATAGGACGCCTGGCTTACGAGAACAAAGGGAATTTTGTCAAAGGTGCAGCTTCAATGTACGCCTTAGGCATGGCTTCTGCATTCTTAAATCACATGGCAATGGGTCTTGATGATGACGACAAGGATAAAGACTGGTACTCCAATGTAAATTCATATATAAAGCACAATTATTTTGTAGTCGGGTACGGGAAAGGGAGGTATATCTCAATCCCCCTCCTGCATGGGTTTAGGGCTTTTCACGGCATGGGCGTTTCGTCTTATGAGAATATGTTCCTGGACACAAGCGATAAAATTGGCTATGAAGATGCAGGGGGTAAGCAAATGTCGATAGATGCCTTGAACCTTGCTGTTGACATGGGTAGCCCGGTTAATCCGGTGGAATGGATTAATAAGGATGATGTGGGGTTAATGACGATAATTAAGCCAATTGCCCCGATGGTGCTTACCCCGTGGCTGGATCTAGCCGAGAACAGAGATTTTGCAGATCGTAGTGTGCTTCGTGAACCATATACTAAAGGCTTGGAGGAGCAAACAGCAAACGCGGGGTTATTTAAAAGAGATGTCAATTTTGTTGCAAAATACTTTACCGACCAATGGTTTCAAATTAACGGAGGAAATCCGGAGACATACGCAAGATACCCATTAGAGGAAGGCGAGTTACAAAAGCCTCTTCCATGGTATGAGGATATTAACCCTTCCGGCGTTGAACATCTTGTAACCTATTATTTAGGGGGGAGAGGTCAATTTTTTAATAATGTAATGAAAACCGGCGCGGGGCTAGTAGAAGGCGCATCGGCAATGATTTCAGGAGAAGATAATCCGTTTAACGTTGTAGATAAAAACACCATCCCCATCGTAAGGCGATATAATAGACAGGCTTATGAATACGCCCCTTACGAGAGATTATCGCAACTACGAAAAGAAGTGGATGCCTATAACTACAACATAACCAATATGAGCCGGGAAAATGAGCGAGTTAATCGTAATCCCCGATACATGAGGCTTGAAGCCCTGTTAAAAGGATTGGATAAAAAGAGAACAAGATTTAAGCACCTAAGAGAAAAACCGGGAATTGAAGCATCGCCCCGCGAACTACAAAAAATAAGAGACGAAGAAACAGCCATGATAAAAGAATTTCTTAAAAAATACGATCGATGATAATAAACCCGGACAAAGTACCATTTTCGGCTATTAAAATGCAGCGGGAAGAGGCCGAACTCTTACAAAGAAGAGTTGACGAATTAACCTTTGAAGGCAAGACAGAAGAGCAGTCAGACAATATGCGTATTCTGGAAGAGTGCCGAATGTGGTGGGATAGTCTGTACGACTTTCGCAGGAGAAGGCGCAGGAATAGAGCTTACCACAGAGGGGACCAATGGTCTGATAGAATAGAGGATCCCAAAAACCTAGGCACCTGGATAAGCGAGGATCAATATATCCGTGATCAGGGGAAAGTCCCATTGAAACAAAACATTATCCGGCAGATGATGAAGAACCTGGTTGGGCAGTACCGGGCCTCATCGAACAAGTCTATTGTATTGTCCCGCACAAAAGGGGGGCAGGAAGGGGCTCGTATGCTCTCCAATGCAATGATGCACGTTCAAGACCTTAACTACTTACAGGAACTTGACGCAAGAGCCTTGGAAGAGTTTGCCCTTTCGGGAGGCATTGTTCAAAAAGAACTTTACAAATATTTCAAAATCCGGGGCGAAGAGGACGTTAAAATAAAGATGCCTAATATGAACCGGGTTTTCTTTAATACCGACATTGAGGACGTTCGTGGAGAAGATTTTCGGATAGTAGGTGAGATTGTTGACGCTCCATTGGACGACATTATAGCCACTTTTGCCAAAACACCACAGGAGGAAGAGCGCATAAAGAAACTGTACTCCATGACTGACAAACAACAATTCCTCGATTATACCGGATTAGAATCAAGCCGGCTGGATAGCCTTAATTTTTACATGCCGGAAGATCCCTCGAAGGCGAGGCTAATAGAAGTGTGGCGATTAGAAAGCCGGTGGAGAACGCGGGTTCACGATTATGCAGATGGTTCACTGGAAGTGACAAACCTTTCCATGGAAGAAATTCAGGTGATAAACGACCAACGGGTAGCATTTGGAGAGGCCAATGGAGTGCCCCCGGAGAATATCCCTTTGGTTGACGGGGAGTCATTTAAAGAGCAATATTGGAAAGCCAAGTTCTTGACTCCACACGGACACACCCTTTGGGAAGGAGAGTCGCCGTTTGATCACGGGGAGCATCCGTTTACATTTGTGGTACACCCGCTGATTGACGGAGAGGTTTGGGGTTTTGTGGAAGACATTATTGATCAGCAAAGGTATATTAACCGCATGATCATATTACTTGACTTCATAATGAGTTCGTCAGCGAAAGGGGTTTTAATGGTCCCGGTGGATTCAATACCAGACCATTTGACCCCGGAAGACTTTGCTGAAGAGTGGAGGTCATTTGACGGGGTTATCACCTATAAGCCATCCCGGATGCACCAAAAAGTGCCTGAGCAAATTTCAAGTAACAGTACGGCTGTGGGACTAACCGATATGCTGAAATATCAAATGCAGTTTATCAACGATATTTCGGGTATTCATGGAGCCATACAGGGGAAAGAGGCCAAGTCAGGCACACCGTCCTCCCTTTACGCACAAGAGGCCGAACATTCCTCAACTAACACAAAAGACTTCTTTATGAGTTTTAACTTCTTTAGGCAAAAGAGAGACGAGAAGATATTGAAGCTGATATTACAGTATTACACCGAAGAGCGCTACTTTGCCATAGACAGCGATAGTGAGGACACAGCGCAATTGTTCGACCCTAAAAAGCTGGAAGGACACCTATACGACTTAAAGGTAGTTCAGGGGAACGACACGCCGGTTTTCCGGGAATTGCTGAATCAAAGTTTAATGAAGTTGGTTGAAATGCAGATGATAGATGCTGAAACGTATCTGGAACACAGCCCTATACCATATTCAAAAGCAATATTGGAAACCTTAAAAGAAAGAAAAGCAGAAATGCAACAAGGGCAAGTCCCTAATGGACAGGCTCCAATGCCGGGCGAGAACCCGGAATCTCAACAAATGATACAACAAGCTGTTGCGGGTACAAGATAATTATTGTATCTTTGTACTGTCTTTGTAAGTTATTCCGCTCTTTGGAAATACTTCAAAAAATAAGGCCGGGTTAGTCTCCGGCCTTTCTTTTTGCGCTCACGATTTAATCTTTTTCCCGGAGCCTTTTCTGCTTGACACTCCTGGTTTATACTTCACTACCTCCAATGAATGCTTGTAAATGCTTACGCAATTGATGTGCTTAGGCAAAAGTTTTTTGCGCTTCATATTCTCAACCTGGCTGGTTGCTACCGATATAGGTCGTCCGGAGGGTGTTCGGACAATGTAACGGTGCTTCCGATCAACAGCTGTCCTCATCCGGGCCAGTTTAATTTGCTGCTTAATCTTGTGGTTATCCATGAAGGTGCGAACATACTCCACAGCCTCGGCCCAAAACTCCCGTGGGGCCTCGATAACAAGTAGCTTAAAATAATCAAGTAAATCTTTCATAAATATTTCGGCAAGGAAACCCATTGATGCCGAAGGCTCGATGGGAGGAATTGCCGCTCCATAATTAAATTGTTAATAATATATTTTCTTATCTCAGAAATTTGTTGTATGTTTGCATTATGAAATTGACGTTGAAAGTGAAACTTTTGCCTACTGATGAACAGGCTAACTTGCTTCTCGATACGATGAAGGAAGCTAATGCTGTTTGTAATGCTATGTCTGACGTAGCTTGGGAAAAGAAGATTTTCAATAACTTTAAACTCCATCACGAAACATATTATTCGTGCAAGGCTACATTTAATCTTTCTTCTCAGATGCTTATAAGATGTGTAGCAAAGGTTGCCGATGCTTACAAACTTGATAAGAAAACTAAAAGGCAATTCAGACCACTTGGAAGTATTGGTTATGATAGTCGAATAATGACTTATAAACCAAATGATATTGTTTCTCTTTGGGCTATCGGTGGTAGAATTAAAATACCTTTTGTTTGCCATAACAGGAACTACTTGCCTTACATTAAAGGTGAAGCGGACTTGGTATTTAAGAAAGGTAAATTTTACTTGTTTCAAACCGTTGATGTTCCCGAAGAAGATATTAAAGATATAGAGAGCTTCGTGGGTGTGGATTTTGGGCTGACGGATATTATTGTTACTTCTGATGGTGTTAAGCATTCTGCTGATGGGCTTAACGCATACCGAGAACATCGGCAAAAGGTTCGTAGTTCTATTCAGGCAAAGGCAGACACTTCTAAACGTTCCACTAAAAGGAATTGCAGAAAGTTGTCTAAACGGCTTCAAGGCAAGGAAAGAACTCATTCCAGTATTGTTAACCATACAATAGCAAAGTCTATTATATTTTCCGCTAAAGAAAGCGGTAAAGGTGTGGCTATCGAGGATTTGACCAATATTAGATTTACTTCTAAACGTAGAAACAAAAAGTTTAGAACCAAACTTGGTAAGTGGTCTTTTAATCAACTTCGCTCTTATATAGAATACAAAGGCATTCTTTATGGAGTGCCTGTTGTAATTGTTGACCCTCGTTATACTTCGCAGACCTGCAATGTATGTAAGCATATTGGTAAACGAACAAACAAAGTGTTTAAATGCACAAACAAAAACTGCAAGGTAGATACCATAGATGCGGATTACAACGCTTCTAAAGTTATCTCCTTGCTTGGACAGACCGTAAACTCTGTTGAAAAATCGAATGATATGTGTTGCTCTATTGCTCACGTTTATTCAGGTTTAAAGCCCATCCCATCGCTTTGCGTGGGTGGGTAGTTTACACTGATGCTTCTGATTTAATGGTTCGTTTTTGTCTCTTTCTTGATTCGGCTGTGACGTAGCGCGGAAGATCCATCTCGAAGGACAGCCATACTCCACCAGCCGTTACAATAACATGGTCATCATGCTGCCCATCTTTAGCCCCATAACTTCCATTGGATTTTATTTCATAAGCGTCCATCTCGTGACAGGCCCGTATATCCCTTTCTATGTAATCAATCTCGCGCAACGCTGCATTCAGGGCATTTATAATCATTGGTTTTGTACTTTTATTGGTGTGGAAACCAAATTTCACAGGTAAGTCTTGATGAATTTTGTCGGGGTCGTTGCGAGCATATAGGTTAGTATAGTGATCAGCGATTTCGTCCAGCACCGTAAAGAAGTGATCCCCTTCGGAACTTTCCGCATCCTTGGTTAAGCTGTTCACCTCCACGGCCAAAAGTGCATTGTTATAGAATTGAGCCACTTGGGCTGCCTTCCACGCCCCTAAATCTTGGTCAATATGTCCATGCCACACAGCCACAACTTCCGGGACGCCACCATCCATCATCCAATATCTGTCAAACACCTTAATTACCGTGTAGTCGGATCCCTCGCTCCTACCTCCAATATCCATAAAAGCACAATATCGGTCAGTTATTTCCTCACTATCATCGGGCAGCTGCCAGATAAAGAGATTCCCTTTAGGCAATACTTCAAAGGAAACCTTTTTAAGCGCCTCCGGGCCGCGAGTGTTCGGAAATACATCTCCAATATAGATAGGAGCCTTACACGTTTTCTGGGCGTTAAGAACGTAATTAGGAGCAAACGTCCTTCGTCCGGTTGACTGAAACGCTTCCGTAGCCGTTGAGGGGTATTCTGACATCATTCGCCAGTCGCTGTACCCATAACCAACCTTTATGTAATTATACCAGTAAATGCCCTCTATCGTGGCGCCTAACTCCCAAAGGAAATATTCGTATTCCCCCCATGTTTTAATAAACTTATCGTAGTTCTCAACCTCTTTTTGATAGTTTTCTATCTCGAACCACGGGACAAAAAACGGCTGAAAAATAGAGTCTCCGGAGACAGCATTGAGCCATTGGTCATGAAAGAAGTTCCCAACCCCTTTTGCGGTACTCTCCAATACCACTAAGGTATAAGGCTCGTCCGGGACGGTCGCCTGTAAGGATTGAGCAAGGTCGGAAGCGGTTTTTTGCTGTGTATCTTTCCACAATCCAACCTCTGATTCGTGAAGCATTGCAAAGTCATAGGAACGCAGAGATTCCGGTTTTTGGGCTGACCCAATCCCGATAATGCACTTTCTATCCTCAATATATTTTGATTTTACAGAGCCGGCAAAAGGCTTGAATTTGATGTTCTCAAGTTCCGGTGGATAATACTCCCCTAACCGGGTGTACATATTACGGATATTCCTTGACTGTTCTTCCACATCTGCAATAATGGCTGAATGCCATGATGTTCTATGGCGAAGTTGTATCCACGCCATATACATCTGAACTAAAGTGGACCCACCCCATTGTCTTGCTTTCAATAAAATAACACGAATAGGCTGGTTATTTACTCTCATTCTCTCCAATAGTACGATAAATCGTCTCTGTGGTGCATTGAGTCTAAATACATCTATTTGTTTTGTTATTTTGTACTGAATGTGTGCGGCTGTAATACACCAAAACTCAAAGTCATGGTCTAACCGGAGCGTGGCAAAGTGCTGTTCCACACTTTCGATGTTCTTTTGATTAGCCTCAGTCTTGACAGATTTTAGGAGTTTTGGAATGGAGTAAACGGCCGCAAGGTTTTTAATAAAATCATCATCAAACATGGTAATTGGAAGCAATACTTTCGTGTGCCCCAATACGCCCTCGTATTCCAACTTCTTGCGCGGCACTAAAGACCCCTCTCCTGTCATTTGATCATAGGGGCAATGCATTTTATCCAAGCGGAATTTGTTCTCCCGTATAATATTATTTATCTCCTTCATCGTTGGGCTCCCGTTTTCTTTTTACACATCTGAGTCACATAGATACTTATAGTTGTTGACGTTAAAAAGAACTCATCAGCCAACCTTTCGTAGAAATACGACTTCGGGAACAATCGTGCTTTCTCCCCTTCCTCTTGTATCATCCTCTCGTAGGCTTTAAATATTGCTTCTTTTTTTCGAGGAGCATTGCAGGTTTTTGGTCCTCTCTTAATGGTGTAGTGTGCCATAGTATCAAATTGAAGGTTTAACAAATATAGTAAAAAAACTTTTAATTATTACGGCTGCGCCTTTAATTATTAAGATTATATTTGATCTAAGCTGCATATATTTGAGCTTTAAAGCATTATGTATAGTTCACAACTATAAATTTTTTAATATGGCTGAAGATGAAGAAGTAATAAAGGAGCAAGGAGTACAACCTGTTCCACCACCAGCAGAGGCAGTCCCAGCAGAGAAAGTCCCAGTAGAGGAAACTCCGGCAGAGGATAACACCCCAGGGTGGAAGAAACGAGTGAAAGAGTATTTCAAGGACCGGGAGTTTCAGGACGATGACGAAATGAGCGTCGCTGCAGAGGAGATGATTGACGACCTAATGGATTACAAAAATAAAGGTCAGGAAGCAAGCGAACGATTGGTTGCTCTCATGGAATCAGAACCTTCGGTCGCTGATTTGATTGCCGACCTTATGGATGGAGCTTCTCTTCCGGAAGCATTGGCAAAGAACATTGACTTAGACGGGATAACTCCTATGGAGGATGACCCAGATTATGGCAAATGGGAAGAGGCCAAAAACAACCGAATGGAGCAGGTTCAGGCCCAAAAACAATTTGACGAAGATCTTAATGGCAATAAGGTTGAATCCTCTAAGAATTTTCAGGCGTTCGCGGAAGAAAAGGATTTGGGTGAAGAAGAAACCACTGCCTTTTTGGATAAAGTGGACCAGTACCTGGATGACATTTACCGGGGAAAGGTTAGTAAAGAGTTTTTGGACGCTATGTTTAAAGCCACCGGGTACGATGAAGCATTGGTTCAAGCAAGGCAAGAAGCTTCTACTCAGGCCAAAAACGAAAAGGTTGAGGCGAAGAAAAAAGAATACAAAAAACCAAAGGGCGATGGATTACCGGAAGTTAGCGGAACCGGGACCCCGATAGAGAAACCCAGACGGGAAAAACCAGCCTTCTTATCCCGGCTGGAAAAGATTGAGGAAAAACACAAACGTAGAATTTAAACCAGAAACCGATGAAGATTACTAAGCTGATTACAGGCTTGCCGCTAATGGTTCTCACTATTGCAGTGATTGCGGTATCGTTTTTAGCGATGAACCTTTTATTTATGGGCGGAGCAGCCGCTCAATTAATGGCCCCCACCGGAGGCGGTGTTGTTGAGGGAACTGTCACTACCGACGCGGTAGAGGGCTCCCAAGAAGACCTTAATATGGCTGAGGTCGCCGATAAGATTACTAAAATGCAGCCTTCATCCACCCCTTTGGCGACTATTTTCATGCAGTACGCTAAAAAGGTTAAGGTAAAATCCCAGCGGACAGAATTTTATGCTGTGGACATTAAACCTTTTAGTGATAAAACGGCAGACGAATATGTGCTTGCCAGTGTTGATTATGCAGCTATCACCGTGGCAGATGTTTCTATTTTTAACGTAGATGACACCGTGATGTTCCCAGATATTGAGGGAGGAGACGGGCAGCCTTTCGTTGGATGTATTTCTAAGAAAGACAATGCCTCAAGTGCAATCCACATTCAGGCAATGAATGGGGTTACAGGAGCTGACGCTACAACGCCTAATTGCATTCCTGGCATTGTAACTGACTCGATTGCTGTACGCATGGGTCCGGCCAAGTCGGAACTTGATGCACAAACAGCCCCGTTTGCCGTAATGCCTGAAAAGGACTTCAATTACACTCAAAATTTCATGGCCCAGGTCGAAGAGTCTGTTTTCCAACGTGCGCATAAGCAGGAAGTGAATTGGGACTTTACCGATTATGAGGAGATGAATATTTATGACATGAAGGCCCGTATGGAAATGAGTTATATATGGGGTATCAGGTCACAATTTGTTGACAGGGAAGATGAAGAGCGCAAATTCACTTGCGGTGGTTTAGCGAGCTTTATGACCAAAACCATTAATTACACCTTCTCTACCGGCATCACTAATGACATATGGGTTGACTGGACGCAGGAAATATTTGCTGACAACGCGGGTTCTGACACTCGATTCTTGTTTGCCGGTGATGACCTGTTGGCTACCATCAGTAAGATTGAAGGAGTTAATAAGCAGCTCGAAGCCAAGGAAACCGAAGTTAAGTGGGGCATAACCTTTAGTAAAGTGGAAACTAAATTTGGTACCCTTTTCATTAAGCGTCACCCCTTATTTGGGCTGGCCGGGCAAAGCAAAAATGGGATTGTTTTGGATGTGAACCATTTGGAAGAGCATGAGTATTTCCCATTGCAATTCACCACTTTAGAATTAAAAAAATCCGGACAACGGAATGCTAATGCAACTGTATTGCAGAAGGTCTCTACCGGTGTGCTTAGATACCCTGGAACCCACGCTATGATCATTGGAGATTAGTTTTTTTTTATATTAATTTTTAAAAGGGCGGGAATTAAAGCCCGCCCTTTTTTTTTACGTACAACACAAAAAATACCGCGATGTTAAAGACTTATGAGTACCGTCAAGGAGACACAGCTCTCGTGACTTTAAAGGTTGGTCTCGACCTAAAATCAATCAAATTTACTGGTGGAACGAAGAAGCCCACAAAGAAACTTCCAACTTTCCGGACAGGAGAAAAAGCCTTGCAAGAGGCCATTGAGAGGTGCATTCAATACAAGAAAAAGAAGATTGTTTTGAAGAGTACCGAAAACTCTCAAAATTATGTGGCTCCGGATGGAGAGGTAAAGTATAAGGACACAACCAAAGAGATTAAGGAAATCCCCGACATCACCACTGTTCAGGAAGCTAAAGAGTACTTACTTGATAAGTACAACCTGAAAATTTCCGACTTACCTAATAAATCGGCGGTTCTGGACAAAGCATTTGAAAAATCAATTTCATTTTCTGACTTGACCTAATGGACAGAATCGCTATCATACAGCGAGTAAAAATTAAGATGGATGAGTTCACTCCTGTTAACGAGGATGTAACTCATCCGCTTGATAGTTACATCCAGCCCACACTGGATCAGGCGGCATTGGAGTTATTAAAGGATGCTCCATTGATAAAATTAGCCCCGGAAAATGTGGAGTTGTATGTAAAGGATGAGGAAGGAACTGAAATCGGGAGCATCCTCACCTACACGGATAAGGTGTATAGAATAGATTTTCCGGTAGCTGTATTAAGACCGGCAAGTATAAAGTTTCCGGACTGGTCCCGTGCCATCTACACATTCAAAGATCCGGCAAGTCCCGAGGCACAAATGCAAGGGTCGAGAGCCACAAGGGGAGGATTGGAGAAACCGGTAGTTGTTAGTGACCGGGGAACCATATCGAATGCAGGGAGGATGGTAGCGTATTGCTACACACATCCAGAATTAAAGAAAAATGATTCGGCAGAAACTTTTGTCCGTGAGCCACAAATAAAGGTCATCACAAAGAAAAAGGCCGAAGAGCTGGATGAGATGTTGGTAGAGCCATTGGTTTTATTGACCGCATCAAAGGTGCTTTCATCTGTTCAAGACCATGAAGCAGCCAAAATTTTGTACGAACAGTACGCAAATAATATAATGTCATGAGAGAGGTTTATGCAGGAGATACACCGGACTTTCTTTTAAATATAAAAGATGAAACCGGGACTATTATTGATGTTACGGATTCAACTAAAGTTGAAAATGTAATTATCGTTGCATATTCCTTATTTGATCCTGGCAAAGTATTGGGGAGTTTTGCACTGGACCCGTTAGATTACCCTACCCATACCCAATTGACTACCCAAAACGGGTCCGTAAAATTAATCCTTCCTGCAGAGGGGACAGAAAAGTGCGTTAACGAGGAAGTGGTTGTTCAGATACGAACCATTTTTGTTGACAGCAGTTATCCGACGACTGGACTAAAAATATTAACAGCAGCAGACGTTATTTGTAAAATCATAGCATATAAAGAGTAATGGCAGACGATAGTATGTATATGGAGGTGTTTTCCGTTAAGTCAACATTGGGGACTATTGAATCAGGAAGTCGCCCCAATATTTATATTGCTCCAACGAATCAAAAAGTAATCAATATTAATCATGGTTCAGCTCCACTTCTCGAAATGGAGCATCAAACCATCATGGGCGTTCAGGTGATTGGTGCCAATGGAATTTCCGGAGATGGTTCTTTCGGCAATGCTGACACCCTGGACGGCTATCACGCTCATGCCTTCCCCCGCAAGGCAGAGAGTGCAATCATCGGAGGGCAGTGGGCATTCATCAGTAATGTCGGATTTAATACTCACACCCCAACTGCCCCTATTCACAATGCAGGAAAATCCATTTTTGAAGATCATGTAAGCATTGGTGGAGATATTGTATCTATGTCAGGCTTCGCTTCAGGATTTGCCGGATATGGAACCAGATTAGACGGGGCAACAAATCACCTCACTCTCGATAATCTTACTGTAAGGAAGTCCATGCGGGTTTATGAGTTAATTGTGAACTCTATTCGTGGAACCAATGGGAGTTTGTG